AGTTCGCTATCCAAGTACATTATTCAAAAGACCACAAGACTATTTTAAAGGCTTATCATATACCTGTTAACTTATTAAGAGCTGAAAAGTGTAATAAAGAGGGTGAAGTTGAGGCGTATTATTATTCTGATAATTGGTCAGATGTTAAGAAATACGCACCTAAAAGAATACCTGCATTTGGATATTCAAATGAGCAAATCGAGATTTTATTTGTAAAGCCGTATGCTGTTGGAATGAAGTATTATGCTTATCCTGATTATCAGGGTGCTATTCCATACGCTTTACTTGAGGAGGAGGTTGCTGATTATTTAATAAACGAGGTTCAAAACGGATTTTCAGGCACTAAGGTTGTAAACTTTAATAACGGTGTTCCAAGTGAAGAACAACAAGAAATTATTTCAAATAAAGTTTTAAGCAAATTAACAGGTTCGAGAGGTCAAAAAGTTATTGTAGCATTTAACTTAAACCAAGAATCTAAAACTACTGTTGACGATATTCCTTTGAATGATGCACCTGACCATTACACTTATTTAAGTGAAGAATGTCTACGTAAGATAATGTTAGGACACAACGTAACTTCACCTTTACTTTTTGGTATTGCTACAACAACTGGTTTTGGTTCAAATGCTGATGAGCTACAAAACTCAAGTATTCTATTCGACAATATGGTTATTAAGCCATTACAAGAAGAATTATTAGATGCGTTTGATACTATTTTAGCTTACAACGGAATATCTTTAAAGTTATTCTTTAAAACGCTTCAACCTTTAGAATTTACAGACTTAGAAAACGCACAAACAGAAGAACAAGTAGCAGAAGAAACAGGAACGGAGTTAAGTTCACAAGGTGATGCGTTAGCACAAGCACTAATTGACTTAGGCGAAGATGTTGATCCTGAATGGATATTAATAGACGAACACGAAGTAGATTACGATACAGACGATTTAGACAACGAAATACTAAGCAAAGAGCCTAAACAAAGTTTATTATCTAAGGTTGTAAATTTAGTTAGCACAGGCGACCCACGACCTAACTTAAGAAGCGGTCAGGATGCGGTAATTGACGGTGTTAAGTTTTTAACTCGTTATGTTTACGCTGGTGATACTGGAGGTAAGTCAGGAAAAGGCAGACCATTTTGTAAAGCAATGATGGGAGCAAATAAAGTTTACCGTAAAGAGGATATTCTTAAAATGGACGGGCAAGCTGTTAATCCTGGTTTTGGAATAAACGGAGCTTCTAAATATTCTGTATGGTTGTATAAAGGTGGTCCCAATTGTTACCACCGTTGGAATAAACAAGTTTATGCAACATTTGAGGGTAAAGCTATTGATGTGAATGAGGCTAAACAGATTGCTGGACGTAAAGCTGAAAAATTAGGTTACATAATTAAAAATCCAACTTTGGTAAGTCAAAGACCTTTTGATATGCCAAATAGAGGATATTACAAAAAATAAGATGGCTGAAGTATTATTAATTACAAGAGATGATGTTGTAAAGTTTACTGCTATGAATGGCAACGTGGATACAGACAACTTTATACAATGGATAAAAGTAGCTCAAGATATTCATATCCAAAACTTCTTAGGAACTCGTCTTTTAGATAAGATTAAGACGGATATTGAAAACGATGATTTGACAGGTGATTATTTATCGCTTACAACGACGTATATAAAGCCTATGCTGATACATTGGGCTATGGTTGAATACTTACCCTTTGCAGCTTATACAATCGCTAATAAAGGCGTTTATAAGCACAATTCAGAGAATGCTACAAACGTAGAAAAAAACGAAATAGATTTCTTAATTGAAAAGGAAAGAAGCATAGCTCAACATTATACAGAAAGATTCATTGATTACATGAGTTTTAATATGAATTTATTTCCAGAGTACAATCTTAATTCAAACGGAGATATGTACCCTGATACTAATAATAATTATTTTGGTTGGTTTATATGAAAAAACGGTACAATCCAAAGGAAGAAAACATAAAGAAGTTACAAATATATTTAAGTAAAATAAATGGCGGACGTAAAGATAAGTCAACTAACAGCGAAAGCGGCTACGTTAGAAAGAACAGATAGAATTCCAATAGCTGATTATAACGGCTCTACGTATGATTCTAAGTACGTAACAGGAGCAGAAGTAGTACAAATAGCTGGTGTAAAATATAGTGCCTCACACACGCTTACTTTAGACAATTCGTATTACATGGTTGAGATAGATAGTTCTGTTTCTGAAACGGTAACTATTCCAGCCAATGCAACTACGGCAATTCCTGTTGGAACGGTAATTTATGTTTGTCAGTTAGGCACAGGTCAAGTAACTATTTCGGGTGCTGCTGGTGTTACTTTAAGAAGTTCGAATGCTGAATATAAGACAAATGGACAATATTCAGTTATAACATTAAGAAAACGCCTTACAAACGAATGGGTAATGTTTGGTGATAAAACTACGTAATTATGGCAAATAGTAACGGATGGGGTGATGGAGCAGCTAACAACGCAATAGGTTGGGGGCAAGGTGCGAACAATGCTATTGGTTGGGGTGATATTCATGCAGATAGCTGGGCTGGTTTAACTGATATTTCAGGATTGCCGACAACTGACCCAGATGCACAAGCATTTATAACAGCTGCTTCAATTACAGACCCTACTCAACAAAGTGCTATTAATCAATTAGTATTAGACTTGAAAGGATATTCTATTTGGACTAAGTTTGATGCTTTATATCCATTTGTAGGTGGAACAGCTTCAGCACACAAATTCAATTTAAAGAATCCTTTAGATACAAATGCAGCGTTTAGACTTTCTTTTTTAGGTGGTTGGACTCATTCGGTTAATGGTGCTTTGCCAAATGGTACGAACGGATATGCAGATACTTTCTTAAATGATTTAAGCAATTTATCTCAAAATGACGCACATTGTTCAGTATATTCAAGAACAAATACTTCTGTTTTTGCTCCAGCAATAGGGAGTAATTCTTATGGTCAAAATGGCGGGTGTAAATTAACATTAAGCGTCGTAGGAGGTACTTATTATTCTATACATTCAGCAGACCAGCCAAATACTGCAAACACAGATACAAGAGGATTTTTTATAGCAAATAGAACTTTAAGCACTTCTACGAGTTTAATGATTAGAGGTTCTGTAACAACCCACACACAAGCGTCTCAAACGCCTTCAAATACTACTTTTAAAATAGGTGGTATTCCGTCTTTTTATGACAATAAAGAAATAGCATTTGCAAGTATTGGTGACGGATTAACAAGTCAAAATATGACTGATTTAAACACAGCAGTTATAGCATTTCAAACAGCATTAAATCGCCAAATCCCTTGATGATATGAAACTAACAGATTTAACAACAGAACAAAAGTTAACCTATGTCGGACTATTGACAGAGGTACAAAAAGACGAATTAGTAGGTCAATGGTATGCGCCTGACTCTTATTTTAATCCTATTCAGGACTTGAATAATAATTGGGTTATCTCAGTAGAAGAAATGGAGCAATGTGTTAATCCTGACTTGCTTTGGGTTAAGGATTTAGACTTAATTCCATACGAGCCAAAACCAACCCCACCACCTTTTGAAAATTAATTAAACTATGATACCTTTAACAAATCAAATTTTAGAATTAGTAAAAAAACACGGAGCAATCGGTGTACTTGCATTATGGTTAGGATATACACACTTTGAGGTGCAAGATTTAAAAGTCCGTCTTTATAACTGCTTAGAAAAAGAATCAGTTACAAAAGACCAACAGCAACCAATTGCACCAATAAAAGACACAGCGATTATAAGCTACGAATCTAAAAAGAGAAAGCAAGAAGTATTACACTACGATGCACCTTAAAACTAAGTTATGAGCAACGTTAAAAGCTATACAGACAATCAATTATTAGCACGAGTAAAAGCTATGCCTAATTACAAAAGTATTCCAAGTGGTTTATGGTTATTATTTGTTCGTTCTAATGAAGACGGTAACGATCAGTTTGACGATAAGTGTTACGTTTGGATAGGTGAGAAATTTCAGTTCGTAACTTCATGCACTACAAACAAAGGCAATAAAGGAACTGCAGTAATGGAGGCTGACCTTTGGAATTACGATGCTTATTCATACGGGCTCCATAGAGGCAAAATGGAGGCACTTAGACAACGTAAAGGTGTTCCATATCGACGAGATTTCACAAACGACGGTAAAACGAATCCTACAACAGAAATAAAAACGGATATTATTTACATGAATATTCATGGTGCAACTTACAATAAAGGCAGCCAACAAGTAGCCACTAAAATTGGCGGTTGGTCAGAGGGTTGTTTAGTGTTGAATAATAATCCTGACTATGAAAGAATGGTAAAAATGGCAAAGGATTACCCAAGTGTTTCAATATGTTTAATTAACGAGTTTTAAAATGGCAAAGAAAAAGATTAAAATAGATACAGATAACTTCGATATGGATTTAGAAAAAGACGGAGTTAACTTGAAAGTAGATATTGACACAAAAAACGTGGATGTAAGCATAGTAAAAGACGAATTGACGAAAGAATTTAACCTTGACGGTAAGAATATTGACATTCACGTGAAAAAATCCCCTGAAGGTTTGGAGGTGAAAGTCGATGCTAAAGGGGGTTTCTTTAAATTATTAGCAAAAAGAATCGTTAAATTTGTTTTGAGAAGATTTTCTAAGTAGATTTGTACGCATTTCTTCATAATGCTTTGTTTAATTAACCTCTGTTTCGGCAGGGGTTTTTTATTACCTTTGTTAAGTCCCTTTATTCACAAGCTGAATAAGTGGACTATAAAAAAAGAATACACCCGCTATGGTTAATGGATTGTGAAACACGGTCGCCCACACTTAGCGGGTTTTTTCTTTTTATGAAACTTTTTTTAAAATATTTCGTATAGATTGGTATTATATTAATAATTTATATTAATTTAGCAGAAAATAATTAAACAAGTATTATGAAAAAACGAACAGGAATCTTAATTACATCGGTTGTATCTTTGATAGGATATAATTTTGAAAGCTATTTTTTAATGGGGTTGGGTATATTTTGTCTAACTTTAGTATTAATCTCTAAAACTAAAAAACATGAAATCAACTAAACAAGAGAATGTGTATTATCCACACAGACCGAACATCACTTATTTAAAGCGTAAATGGAAAACTAAAATTTGTCCCGAAGATAAAGGCGGATCATTCAACGAAAAGCTATACAATGATTATTTAGATGCTATAATAAATTACACAAAATGAATTACGGAATTAAGCAAAAACGAACTAAGCAAGTTACAGTTACGTTCGAGTGGACTGAAAAAGGCGATTTAATAGCTATTTTAAGTGATTTAAGCGCGTTAATTAGCTCGGGAGTAGAAACATACCACAACCAAAAGAAAAGCATTCTAACGGCAGATAAATGGCACGAAATAGAATTTAGCCAAAAGTACTTAGATGTTATTCATGAAAGCAAAGAACAGGATATAAACGGAGAATTGAAACTTGTAATTAAAAGTAATATATGAAAACAGCAGTAGAATGGTTGGAAGAAATGTTTAACAATTCGGAAATTCCGAACAGTTCAATGTTATTCAAACAAGCCAAAGAAATGGAGAAACAGCAGATAATGAAACATTCTCTTGAATTAGCAAAAATACTTATTAGTAATGCTTATGAAACAAGTGGCAAAATGCCCACAGAATTAATTGATAGTTATATCAATGAAACCTTTAAATCAGAATAGAATGAAACAAACAGCAGTAGAATGGTTGGTTAATGAATTATTTGGAACTATAATTATAGGAAATGAAGCATTAAAAAAAATTGAACAAGCTAAAGAAATCGAGAAAGAGCAGATAACAGGTGCTTTTATTGAAGGTAACTTATCAGATTTAGGATGTGACTCAGAACAATACTACAACGAAACCTTTAAATCAGAATAGAATGTTTGGAAAATACAGAAAACCAAAACCAAATATAGTTGATAATTACATAAATAGCACTTTTGAATCAGGTGTAAAACATGGTATAAAATACGCAATTGAAGAACTTAGAGATGTACAAAAATATAAATGTTT